ACATGGTCATATGCTCCAGAGTTTGATGGTCCTCCAAGTACATCAACATATGCAACTAATGTTAATGGTAAAAATGACGAAATGCACGTTATTGTTATTGACGAAGACGGTGCGTTTTCAGGAAGAGCAAACACAATTCTTGAAAAGTTCTCATTCTTATCAAAGGCATCAGATGCTAAGAATGATGATGGTTCATCAAACTACTATGTAAATGCAATCAATGATCGTTCACAATACATTTATATCTTAAATAAAGCATTAGATGCAAACGGTGATGTTGATACCTTAACATGGGGTTCAGCAGCAGCAAATGTAACATTTACACAAAATTCAGCATCATATACATCATCACTATCTGGTGGTCAAACAGGTGCTGTTTCAGATGCAAATCGTATTACAGCTTATGATCTATTTTCAAATGCAGACGAAGTTGACATTTCACTTGTAATGACAGGTGCTGCAAATTCATCAGTAGTTCAACACGTTATCGATAACATTGCTTTATCTCGTAAAGACTGCGTAGCATTCTTGTCACCAGCATTTAGTGATGTTGTTAATCAGTCTGGACTAGAAGCAAACAATGCCATTGATTACAGAAACTCAAGCATTGCTCGTTCAACTTCATACGCTGTAATGGATTCATCTTGGAAGTATCAGTTTGACAAGTATAACAACGTATATCGTTGGGTTCCATGTAACGGTGACGTTGCTGGTCTATGCGTAAGAACAGACTTTGAGCGCGATCCATGGTATTCACCAGCTGGTTTCAATCGTGGTCAATTAAAGAATGTTGTAAAGCTTTCTTACAATCCAGATAAAGCAGATCGTGACGAACTATATAAGAACGGTATCAATCCAATCGTTACATTCCGTGGCGAAGGAACAGTACTGTTCGGCGATAAAACTTTGCAGGCTAAACCTTCAGCTTTTGATCGTATCAACGTTCGCAGACTGTTCATTGTTCTTGAAAAGGCTATTGCAAGAGCAGCTAAGTATTCACTATTCGAATTCAACGATGCTTTTACACGCGCTCAGTTTGTTGCTCTTGTAGAGCCATTCCTGAGAGATGTGCAGGGTCGTCGCGGTATCTTTGACTTCCGCGTTGTTTGCGACGAAACAAACAATACTCCAGAAGTTATCGACCGTAACGAATTTGTCGGTGATATTTACATCAAGCCAGCACGTTCAATCAACTTCATTCAGTTGAACTTCATAGCTGTTAGAACTGGCGTTGCCTTCGATGAAATCGTCGGCAGATTCTAATAAATATCACAGATAAGGAGTAACTAAAAATGGCATTTAATATTCAGGATTTCAGATCACAGATGGCACTAGACGGTGCCCGCTACAATCTGTTTGAATGCACTATGACATTTCCTGGTTCTGTTGTAACAAACGTGAATGGCATCTCTGAAAAGTTTACTTTCATGTGCCATTCCGGTCAAATTCCTGGTTCTACAGTGAATCCAATTCCTGTAAACTACTTTGGCCGTGAACTTAAGTTCGCAGGCAATAGAACATTCCCAGAATGGACTGTCACAATTTGGAATGATGAAGATTTTAGACTTAGAAATGCTTTTGAGAACTGGATGAATGGTTTGAACTCACACAGAACAAACCTAAGAAATCCAAATCTTGTTAACAGCTTTGAGTATCAGCAAGACGGATACGTAAAGCAGTATAGCAAGACAGGCGAAGTTCTAAAGGCATACAAGTTCATTGGATTGTTTCCAATTGACGTTTCAGCTATTGACTTGGATTGGGGTTCTAATGACGCAATTCAAGAATATGCTGTTACATTCTCGTATCAGTGGTGGGAAACTCTCAGTGGCGATCAAAGCGCCACTCAGAACGAACTCGTAATTTAAGTCTTATAAATGATTAGGGGGAAGAGAAATCTTCCCCTTAACTAGAATCGGAGTATTTGATGGTCCAGCTTTTTGGCTTTGAGATTAGCCGCAAGAGAAAACAAGAAGAAGTAGAAGATAATAAAACGTTTGCCCTGCCACAAAACGATGACGGGGCCGTAACTATTCAATCTGGTGCTTATTATGGCACCTATGTTGATCTTGATGGTGTAGTTAGAAACGAAATCGAGTTAATCACTCGGTATCGTGAAATGGCAATGCAACCAGAATTGGAAACTGCTATTGATGAAATCATTAATGAAGCCATTGTCAATGATGATACTGATACTGGTGTTGACATAGACACAGATGAATTAAAACAAGCAGATAAAATTAAGAAAGCAATCCGTGAAGAATTTGATATTATGCTCAAGTTGCTAAACTTTGGCAACATGGGACATGAAATTTTTCGTCGCTGGTACATAGACGGAAGACTGTTCTATCATATCATATTAGATGAAAAAAATCCAAGAAACGGTATCAAAGAATTAAGATATATTGATCCTCGTCGTATTCGTAAAGTTCGTGAGGTTCAAAAAACAAGAGATCCCCGTTCTGGTATTGAACTAATCAAAAAGGTAAATGAGTATTATCTTTATAATGAACGAGGTATTATTGGCACACATTCCAATCTAGGCGCAAAGATTGCTACAGATTCTATCGTAAACGTCAATTCAGGTTTGATGGATAGTAAAAGAGCAATGGTTCTTTCATATCTACACAAAGCAATCAAACCACTTAATCAGCTTAGAATGGTGGAAGACGCAACTGTTATCTATCGTCTCTCACGCGCACCCGAACGCCGTATCTTCTACATTGACGTTGGTAATATGCCAACAATCAAGGCCGAACAGTATTTAAAAGATGTTATGACCAAGTATCGTAACAAGCTGGTATATGATAGCAATACTGGTGAAATCAAAGATGATCGTAAGCATCTCTCCATGCTTGAAGACTTCTGGTTACCTCGTCGTGAAGGTGGTAAAGGAACAGAAATTACAACTCTTCCTGGTGGACAAAACCTAGGCGAAATGGAAGATGTTAAGTATTTTGAAAAGAAGCTTTACAAGGCACTTGGTGTTCCTGTTGGTCGTTTAGAACAGCAACCGGGTGGTGGTATTTTAGGACGATCAACAGAAATTACACGCGATGAATTGAAATTTACAAAGTTTATTCAGCGTCTCCGTAACAAATTTTCCACTCTGTTTGATGATCTTCTTCGTATTCAATTAGTAACAAAAGGTATTTGTACAGAAGAAGAATGGAAAGAATTCAAAGAAGATATTTGGTATGACTTCAAGAAAGATAACAACTTCACAGAACTAAAAGAAGCTGAACTTATCCAAAATCGTATTCAAACACTTCAGTTAGTGGATCCATATGTTGGACGTTATTATTCTATGGAATGGGTACGTAAAAACATATTGATGATGGATGATGATGAAATTGAAGAGATGAAAGCCCAGATAGAAGAAGAGCAAGCATCTCTTGCACCTAGTGTAGCTGCACCACCAGATATGGCAGGTAATCCGTTACCTATTCAACCAAATGTGCCACCGCCTACACCACTACAATCTATGAATGCTGCTAAACAGGATATAGCACCACCTATTGAAGATGGTTCAACTAAACTACAAGAAAATCCTTTATTTGATAAGAGACAAATGAGATTTATCAATGATAGTTTGGAGATTGTGAAGTAATGTTGAAGTATGGTGATTTTCTTACTGAAAATCTTGCAGCCAATGTTGTAGCTGAACCTAGTTCAGAGGCAGCATCAGAAGCAAAAAAACTTGGATTGACATATCTTGGTTTTGGTCGTTATGCTGACGAAACAGGCAGAGTTGCATACACTGTAGTACGTAACAGACTTGTTCCATTCAAGCATGCCGAGCAACTACAAAAGATGGTTGATAGGGCGACCAATGGATCAATCAATGATCCAGAACAAGAAGCGGTATTACAGAAACATTTGAAAATATCAAGAGATGTAAAAGATAGTGATATTCGCGCTCTCACACAGACATATAAAGACATAGTAAGAAACGAAAAAGAGTTCAAAAAGGTTTACAATCCAGCTAACTTTGCGCCTGAAGAGATTTCAGCATTGCAAGCATATACAAACGATTTGTTTCAACCGATAAACAACTACCTATACAAGGGTTTTGATGATACGATAGATCCTCAAACAGCACAAGATGTTCAGAATACCATTGTTACCATGGACAATATGTTAGCGAGATCGCAAGCGCCTTTTGATCATATAGTATATACTGGACTAACAGCAAGATATGATCCTTCAAAGTTCAGTCAAGGAAAAGATTACATATTCAGAGGTTATACATCTTGCTCTTTGGACTACAATACAGCACTTGACGTTTATACTCAGGTAGATCAGCAGGCACCAAAAGTATTGCTACAGATAGACATACAACGAGGACAGAATGCAACATATGTGGATTCGCTGACAGGTACAACATTTGATAAGGAAGTTGTGCTGCCTAGAGGTTCAAAGATTCATATATTGTCAGGACCACATAACATTGATGATGAGATAATCGTTCACCATCCTAGAGGTGAGCAGATTGCTTTATTCCATTGTCAACTTGTACAAGATTTATAAATAATAAGATTACTATCGGAGAAAACAGATGAGTATCAACAAAGCATTAGATAACATTCTAGAAGGCAAACTAGATGAAATGCGCGAGAACTTTTCCGCTGCTCTTTCTACAAAGGCAGTTGAGAAGCTTGAAGAGCGCAAGATTGAGATTGCACAGAACTACTTTGGTCAAGTATTTGAATCAGCAGACCAGCTGGATGAAGCTTTACCAGTAAAGTATTTTGGTCGTCCTTTGCCAAATAAAACGCCGCTTGGTAAATTTGATGATGTTGTAAATAAAGCGATGAAGAGTGCAAAGAGTAAGAAAAAAACTGCTGTAAAGAAGAAGTAATACATCATGAAAAGCATCAAAAACCTAAGAGAGCAATACGAACTTATAACCGAAAAAGAAGATAAGGAACAGCGTAAACTGACTACGCTGGTTCGCGCTGGTCTATTTGATGCTAAGAAGCTTCCAATGCTTAAACGCGCATTGGATAAAGGTGCTGACAAGATGACACCTGCTGAGAAGAAGATATTGATCGATCTTCTCGATTCACTCATGAATCAGGTTATCTCAAATGAACCTGTATACATGAAAGTCAAGCGTAACGTTCAAGGTATGAATGAAGAACTTGTTGTAGAAGCTCCTGTCAGTATTTCTGATGTTCCTTCCATTGTTGTTCTGAAACGTAAAGCAGTTCGTGTATATCCAGGAGGACAGCAAGTCGGTCTATATTATTCTCAGCAGCTAGACAAGTATGTAACTATTCCATTTGGTGAAGCTGGTATTAGTGAAGAAATTATTGACGAAGCAAGAAGAAGAAGACCACGTTCTAGATATGATGACGATGAGGATGACGATACAGAAAGATTGCTTGATAGAAGAGCAAGAAAACTTCTATTTAAGCCAGGTAGAAAGTATAGTAGTCTAACAGCAACTCAGCAAAAGTTTTTGGATTCCGATAACAGAGCAATCAAAACTATTGCAAACAAGAGCGGTATAAACAAAAGAGCAAAAGCTGCTGGCATATTGACATATCTGTTATTGAAGCGCGGCAAGAAAGGTAATGTTAATCCACTAAGTAAAAAGCCAGCTGGATCAAATATGTCTTCTACTATAGAAGAAGGTAATCCATTAAAAGCTTTAGATTTGGGTGCAGATTTACTAAGATACGGTAAGAAATTTTTAAAAGGCGCAAAAATTTCTAGTGCCGAAAGACGAGCAAAAGCATTGGAAAGACTTAAAAGAATTAAGTCAAAAAATAAAAACGCTTTTAAAGGTGGTAAAGGTGGTAAAGGTGGTAAAGGTGGTAAACTAGGTACGGCTGCTGCAATAGCCGCAGGTTTAGCTGCAATGGGTGGAAGTAATAATGAGAGAAAATTTTCAACTCACTCTCACACCAGAGATCCTAATCTAACAAGAATTGTTGCACCACAATCTGGTCAATCTAGAACTTCTGTTGATGTACAAGACTATAATAGAAACAAGCGATTTACTCAAGCTGGTTTAGGACCTATAAAAGAGTCTGTAAATGTAGACTTGGATGGAAATATATTTACTATAAATAGTGATATAGCAGATAAGTTTGTAGATGTCTACAACTCTTTAAATGAAGCAAATCAGAAAAAGATGTTGAACATGATGCTAAACGAAGAAACACAGAACAAAGTCATGGAATTTGTAACAAGGTATTAATATGGCAAACGTCATTAGAGAACAAAGACTAATTGATTCCAACAAAAGATCATTAATCAAATATGTGATCCTTTCCGATGGAACACAAGAATCAAATACTCGTTTAGTAGATGCTTCAAATCTTGCATTTGCACTTAATGCAAATGGTTATATAATGCAGTCTAATACTCATCCTAAATCAAACTATAGAACGACTGTAAGAAAGATTAAAGCTTTTTCAAAGACTGCTGGATCTGTAAGACTTAAGTGGGAAGGTGATGCAAACTCTGAAATTATCACTTTCGGCACAGGCACAGTAGATTTTACATTTGAGAATGACGGCGCTGTTATTAGTAATCCAGAAGCAAATGCCACAGGTGATATTTTAATATCAACTTTAGGTTTGGCATCTACTGATGCAATCACAATATTCCTTGATTTGCGTAAAGAAAGTTTAGACTATGATGCAGGGCAAACAGCAGATCCATATGCATTCAACGCAGTAGATAGGTATCCAGCATGAAAGAACTAGTAGAAAACATAATTAACAAAAAATATGATTCAGCTAATGAACTTTTTGAGTCATATATTGCCGATATTACAGCAATTAAGCTTCATGAAGCAAAGAAGATGGTTTCTGCTAGAATGAGTGCTGAAGGTATGGATTCAACTTTAGCTTCGTTAGCAAGACAAAGAAAATTAAGAATGGGTGTTCTTGAAGAAGATGATTTGGAAGAAATGGATCTTTCAAGAGAAAAACCAGATTATGCAAGCATTGAAGATCGTAGAAAAGGTCAAATTGTACAAAATGCAGGCAAATCTTCTTTACCTGGCACACAAAATACTAACGATGAAGGTAAAGGTGATCTAAAAATATCCATTGTTAAAAAGACAATGAAAGAAAGTGATGATCTTGGTCCAGTCGAAGCTAAGAAGAGAGCAAGTAAATACAGACGTAAAAGTGATGGTAAAGAGATTTCTGCTGTAGAGCATCCAGGTAAAGAATGGGAACTTGTCAAAGAAGAAACACTAGATGAACAACGTTTTAAGATTGTAAAGGCTAGAGTTCGTGGTGGCAAAGTGCAGCGCCGTAAGAGAATATCAAATGTAGAAGGTTTTAAGATGCAAGGTGGCACACTCAAGCGCATGTCACCTGCTGAAAGACGTAGACGCAAACTTGGTCAGAAGCGCGGTAAACTAAAGCGCAGATCAAAAATGCGTATGGCTATGATGAAGCGTAAGCGTTCACTAAGAAAAAGATCATCAATCGGATTATAAGAAATGAAGCTAATTAAAGAAGAAGTAGTAGAAGTAAAGTATCTCGTTGAGATTAACGAGCAAACAAATGCAAAAGAGTTCTTTCTTGAAGGAATTTTTATGCAGGCTGAAAAGCAAAACAGGAACGGTCGTGTTTATCCAAGAGATATTCTTGGCAAAGAAGCAGATCGTTATAATCAAGAATATATCTCTAAGAACAGAGCATTTGGTGAACTAGGGCATCCAGATTCACCAACTATCAATTTGGATCGTGTGTCTCACATGATCACAAAGCTTTATCCAGATGGTAATAACTTCATGGGTAAAGCGAAGATTTTAGATACTCCTAATGGAAAGATTGTGAAAAGTCTTCTAGATGGCGGCGCTACACTAGGCGTTTCAACAAGAGGCGTAGGGTCTCTTAAGCCAGCAAACGGTTTTCAACTTGTTCAGCCAGATTTTCGTCTAGCCACAGCGGCTGACATTGTGGCTGATCCATCAGCACCAGATGCTTTCGTGAGAGGCATTATGGAAGGTAAAGAATGGATTCTTGACGAAACAGGTTGGAGAGAAGTTGATTATTATGCTGCTAAAAAGCAAATCAAAGAAGCAAGCAGACACGAAATTGAAGCAGTTGCACTTAGACTGTTTGAAAATTTTATCTCAAAACTATAGAAATTATAAATAAATTTAAAAGGAGTAATCTAATATGGGTAAGTCACTTACTGAAGTAGCAAAGGCAGTTCTGATGAATGAATCAAACGATTCAGCACCAGACGCTGGTGCTAAGTCAATGAATCCAAACATGGCAACATTGCGTCCAGGTTCAAAATATGCGGAAGGTCGTTTTGCCACTCCACCTGTTCCAGATGTGTCGGTTCCTGCACGTTGGAATCCACCTGATGGTCAGAAATCACACATTGAAATTGATGCTGTGACTGACGCTCAAGATCCACGCAATCTTGGTGCTCTTTCAGCCAAGGACGTTGGAAAAGATAAAAGTAAATCGGGAAAGTCTTCTGTTCCTGCTCAGGCACCAGAAAAGATGATGGCAGAAGATGAAGAGATTGAAGAAGGTCTTGCAATGGTAGATAAAGACACAGGCGCTACAGTTGGTGGTACCACTGGTGTTAAACCTAAGCCAGGTCCAGGTGGTAATGCACCAGGTTCAGCAGGTCGTATGAGCGGCATGACAATGAAAGAAGAAGACCTAGAAGAAGACATTGAAATCTCAGAAGAACTAGAAGCTTTCATTGATCAGTGTCTTGAAGAAGGTATGTCAGAAGAAGAAATTGCAGAAGCGATTGATGAAAATTTTGAAATCCTAGAAGAAGACTATGATGATCTAGAAGAAGATGTAGACTACGAATATACCGTAGATATGTCTGAACACGTTGCTGCTCTCTTTGAAGGTGAAGACCTATCAGAAGAATTCCAAGCTAAGGCTATTGCAATCTTTGAAGCTGCTGTTACATCAACTGTAAAGTCAGAACTAGGTGCAATCGAAGAAGCTTATGCAGCTACTCTTGAAGAAGAAGTAAACGAATTAAAGGAAGAACTTTCATCTAACGTGGATGATTATCTAAATTACGTTGTTGAAAACTGGGTATCTGAGAACGAAGTTGCTATTGAAGCTGGGCTTCGTACAGAATTAACAGAAGAATTTATTTCAGGCTTGAGAAACCTATTTGCTGAGAACTATATCGACATTCCAGAAGATAAGATTTCTGTTGTTGAGGAACTTGGCAACAAGGTTGCTGAATTGGAAAACAAGCTAAATGAAGAAATTGAACGTAATGTAGAATTGAGTGCTATTCTTTCAGAAAGCAAGAAGACAGAAGTTATGTATGCTATGACTGAAGGTTTGACAGCTACACAAGCTGAAAAACTAAAGTCACTTGCAGAAAACGTCGAGTTTACTTCAGAAGAAGAATATGCACACAAGGTAGCTACATTGCGTGAAAGTTATTTCCCATCTTCAATTACATCTCAAAATGCATTGGACTATATCGATGCAAGTAATGAAGGTAAGACAATGATTTCAGAAGGACTAGAAGGACCAATGGCAAAGTACGTCGAGGTTCTTGGCAAGAAACTTCCAAACTAATAAATACTAATAACGTAAGAATCTCAAAGGAGAATATTAAAATGTATCTTACAGAACAACTAGAACAGAAGTGGTCACCAGTACTTGACCACGAAGGTGTTGGCAAGATTAAGGATTCATACAAGCGCGCTGTTACAGCTATCGTTCTTGAAAACCAAGAAAAGGCTATGGCAGAAGAATCTCGTATGCTTAACGAATCTGCTCCAACAAACAATTACGGTGGTGGTAACATTGCATCATACGATCCAATTCTTATCTCATTGGTTCGTCGTGCGCTGCCAAAGTTGATTGCATATGACGTTTGCGGCGTACAGCCAATGACAGGTCCAACAGGACTTATCTTTGCTATGCGTTCACGCTATGCTAATCAGACAGGAACAGAAGCTTTCTTCAACGAAGCAAATACTGGTTTCTCTTCTACAAACGCTCTTGGTGCTAACGGTTCTTCAGTCCTTCAGGTTGGTAGCAACCCAGTATCAAACACATTGAACACAGCAGCATATACAACTGCTAATGCAATGACAACTGCTCAAGCCGAAGCACTTGGCGATTATGCTACAAACGCATTCGCTGAAATGGCTTTCAGCATTGAAAAGGTAACTGTAACTGCTCGTAGCCGTGCGCTAAAGGCAGAATACACAATGGAACTTGCTCAGGATCTTAAGGCTGTTCACGGTCTTGACGCTGAGACAGAACTTGCTAACATTCTGTCTACAGAAATCCTAGCAGAAATCAACCGTGAAGTTATCCGTACAATCTACGAATCAGCCGTTCGTGGAGCTACATACGGAACAACCACAGCTGGTACATTCGATCTTGACACAGACTCAAACGGCCGTTGGTCAGTTGAAAAGTTCAAGGGTCTTGTATTCCAGATCGAACGTGAATGCAATGCAATCGCTAAGGCAACTCGTCGTGGTAAGGGTAACATCCTCATCGTATCTTCAGACGTTGCGTCTGCTCTTGCGATGGCTGGTGTTCTTGACTACACACCTGCTCTTCAGGTTAATCTTGAAGTAGACGATACAGGCAATACCTTCGCTGGTACAATGCATGGTCGTGTAAGAGTTTACATCGATCCATACTTTGGTGGTTCATCTGCTGGTGACGAACTTGTAACTGTTGGTTATAAGGGTGCATCACCTTACGATGCTGGTATCTTCTACTGCCCATACGTTCCTCTACAGATGGTTCGTGCTATCGGTCAGGATACTTTCCAGCCAAAGATTGGCTTCAAGACACGTTACGGCATGGTAGCCAACCCATTCGCACGTGGTTCATCAGAAGTAAGTCCTGGTGTAATCGCAGCACGTACAAACGAATACTACCGTATCTTCCGTGTTCGCAACCTTATGTAATCATAAGGCGCAACAGCACAGAAACAAGATTTGGGCAGCAGAAATGCTGCCCTTTTCTTTTACATAAATACTCTCACAGGAGTAAAAAATGACTACAATACCTATCGCAAGAATACCAGATAACTCAAACTTTCTACAGACAACCAAGTATACATTCATTATACCTGAGTTGCCGTTTGCTCGTTATTTTTGTCAGTCTGTCAATCTACCTGGTGTAAACACAACAGAAGTTGCTATCAATACTCCTTTTGCTACCACATACAGACACGGTGATAAGCTTGCATATGATTCTCTTACAATGTCTGTTCTGGTAGACGAAGATTTCCGTGTATGGGAAGAAACATACAAGTGGCTTGTATCACTGACAAAGCCAACAAAGTTTCCAGAGTATGTGAAAAATCGTCCTAACAAGCTACCTTATTATGATGGTGTTCTAACAATGAACACAAATGCAAATCTACCTAACCTTCGTATCAAATACACAGATTGTCATCCTGTTTCTATTGGTGGTATTCAGTTCAGTGCTGCTGATAGTGCTGATACAACCCCTGTGTTTGATATCACATTCCGATATGATGTGTTCTTCATCGAAAGATTTTAGTTGACAGGAACTTAATTTCCTTATATACTTACAATCATTTTTTGTAATGGAGATGTAATGAAGCCGCCAGTTAACATTGACGCACTCATGGAAGAATGGATCAAAGACTCAGCATGGGATGAAACTGAACCGCAGAAAGCTATGGCTAACATACCAAAGCTTCATGCAAAGTATTTGCGTATCATGACACATCACAATATGTTAGTCAAGAAGCTTTATGCTGAGTATAACACCAGACGCAAGATCAAGTGGGAATATTATAGTGGAGACTTGAACAACCCAGAAGACCTTGAGAAGTATGGACTTGAACCTATGATGAAGAAGGTTCTTCGCGCAGACTTGTCCCACTATCTTGATTCGGACACTGAACTAAATAACATACTGTTGAAGAAAGTGATACATGAAGAGATTGTTGAGTTCTGTAAGAATGTATTGAAGGAGTTGAACAATCGTACTTGGCAGTTGAAAGAATACATGTCATGGGAAAGATTTGTCGGTGGACAGTAATAGTAAA